GGAATTAAATTTTGGTTTATTAGATAGCGGTTATAAAATTGGAACTGCTGAAACAAAGACCGAAGGACGTGGCACTACTATTCAATTATCGCATAATTGTTTGGCTTTTGATACTTTAGTTTATGATCCATCTATTGGTTCTGTTCGCCATATCCAAGACTTTAAAATAGGTGATTTGGTTTTAACTCATACCGGTGGTATAGCTACAGTTTCTTTTATATCTTCACAGGAAAAAGAATGTATTTCTGTAAAATTTAGAGGACTTCTATCATTTCCCCTGGTAGCAACTAAGGAACATAAATTTTTTACTCCTGATGGATGGAAAGAATTAGGGGAGTTACAAGTAGGTGATAGTATTGGTTATCCGGTGTCTAAAATATATAATTCATTTAAAAAATTTCCTATGCCAAAAGCCTCTATTAAAAAACAAGGCGGTGGTCGTCAATTTTTAATTCCAGAAGAAATAAATATTACGTATGAATTAGGAAGAATAATAGGGTTATATTTAGCAGAAGGGCACCTAAAATTACAATATAAATATCCACACAATCCGTCTCATATAGAATTTGCTGTACATAGAAAAGAAACTGAACGTACGTTAGAGTGGCTGATGCCCTTTAATGATTATTTTTCAAGTATTAACGTGAAATATAGAGAAGATTGTTTAACTACTATAATAAAAGTATATGGCAATCAATTTGTAGGATTTATTAATTATTGGTGTGGAAGAGTTAAAGATAAACATTTCCCTCGCGGGTGGGCAAGTTTTGGGGAAAATTTTTGCAAAGGAATGCTTCATGGTTATATTTCTGGCGATGGGTATGTAAACAAAACAAGTAAATCAATACTTATCTCATCAATTCATAGTTCTTTAAGTATAACCTGTCGGGATATAATGGCGTCATTGGGGTATGGATGGGCATCAATTAAATATATGGAAGGAGCAATTAGAGGTGGCAGAAATGAAAAAGCTAAATATACAATAATTTTATGTGGAGACGGCGCAAGAAAATTAACAGAAGAAATAGGAAAACCTCTAGCAGAAAGAATTGTTTCTAAAGTAACATCTAATAAAAATTATGCCCCTCATGTGACAGAAATCAATAACGGATATGCTTGGGTAAGAATTAAAAATATAGAAAACGCAGGATTGCAGGCAGTTTATGATTTTGAAGTAAATCATGAAGATCATTCATATTGTATTATTCATGGGGCTGCAAAAAATTCAGAATGTGCCTTTTGGAATAATGCAGGAGAAATCTTTAAAGGATTACTACAAGCGGTTCCTGATGTTAATGGAACAGAAATTATATTTGAATCTACTGCTAATGGAATTGGTAATTTTTTTCATCAAATGTATCAAAAGGCTGAATCTGGTTTATCAGACTACATTCCTATATTTGTTCCTTGGCATTGGCAAAATGAATATAAAAGAGAGAGCCAGGACGACTTAAAAGAAACAGAAAAGGAACTGTTTTTGCAACAAGCTTATTCATTAACCAAAGAGCAATTAGCTTGGCGTAGGAATAAAATAATTGAACTCTCTATTGATGGGCAAGACGGTGAAAAGGTTTTTTCTGTCGAATATCCAAGTGATGCAGCAGAAGCATTTCAATTATCGGGAGAAGATACCTTTATTTCTCCAGAGCTGGTAATGAGGGCTAGGAAGACTAAATGTGAACCTTATGGGCCAAAAATATGCGGGGTAGATGTAGCAAGATTTGGAGAGGATAGAACTTGCATAGTTATACGTCAAGGACGCGTGGTCCTTTATTTAAAGACGTTTAAAAAAATAGACAATATGGAAATTGTTGGAATACTAGTACAGCTTATTGAAGAATATAAACTTTCAAAAGTATTTATAGATTTAGGTGGAGGCTCTGGCATAATAGATAGACTTAATGAGCTTGGTAATCGCGATATTGTTGTTGGGGTTAACTTTGGCTCAAAACCTTTTAATCATGAGCGCTTTTTAAACAAGCGTAGTGAGATGTTTGGGCTTTTCCGCGACTGGCTAGAAGATGCTCCAGTGCAATTAATAGATTCAAATGAACTACAAGGCGATCTCTGCAATATTAAATATAGCTATGACTCTAACTCTAGATTAGTGATGGAACCTAAAGAAAAGATGAAGGCTCGTGGCTTAAGAAGCTGTGATTTAGCGGACGCACTTATTCTTACGTTTTCTATGCCCCCTTCGGCATACGATATAATGCACAAAAGTAATAATATTGTTAAATCTTTGGCTGGAGATTTCCGCGAAAAGATGAATGTAATCAATAAAGCAAGGCAAGAGGTCAAGAGCAATAGCTGGTAGGTTACAAAGTATTTTACTATAATTTAGATATGTTAAACGAACCGGGGGTTATAAATGTTCTTCTTCAAGACGGAACAAAGAATATCAAGAATTGAAAAACAATTGGTAAGATTACTGCGTTGTATATCGTATGACGCTGGAATTTTTGAGAAACCCGATGGAAGTAAATGGGTACAAAATGAACTTTATGAAAAAGAAAGAATAGAATATATAAAGGAATGGGAAAATGATAGCAGTAGACATTGTCGGTGATGTACACGGAAGAAATAACTTGTTCCACATAGAACAATAAAAAAGGCTCTTCAGAATGAGAGCCTTAGTATATTTTAATGCCAAGGAAGGAATTAAAAATATACCTATCATATAACCTCAAAGACAAGGAATGTCAATATGAGTACCAACCAATCAAGGAAGTTTGACGAGAAACTTAAAGAAATAAAAAAGGATATAGAATCCGCCTATGAATACTCACGAAAAAACTATGAACGCTTTTGGGAGTTCCAGCGATTTGTATATGAAACCACCCTCTCTAACGATGATGAAGCCAAACTAGATCGCCTACAAAAGCCGGTTATCGAATTTAATATTATTCCCGCCCACATTGCCCGACTTCAGGGCGAATTCTCAAAGCACGAGCCAGAAGTAACCGCAATGGCAGCAGATGGGGTCATGGTAGAGAACCTTACCCCAGAGTTTACCAAGCAAATAGAGGTAATAGATGGACATTTAAGACATATCTTTTGCAGAGTATTCAATGATGCATTGGGGTATAACACCTATTCTGAGGCATTAGTAGGTGGCTTTTCGGCTTGGTATATACACACCGATTACATTAACGATATGTCTTTTGACCAAGAAATAAAGTGGGAAAGAGTTTTTGATCCCACCCTCGTAGGTTTTGACATATTATGTCGTGATTCTCATAAAGGGGATGGCCGCTTTTGTTTTCAATTATTTCCTATGACTAAAGAAGAGTTTGATGATGAATATGGGAAGGACGTTGCCTCCAAATTGAAGTTTACGAGGGGAGCAACGAGTATGTTAGGCACTGGAATGGCTGGCTTTAACTGGAGTTATGAGACCCAGCAAAAGGAAATCGTGCTTGTTGCAGATTACTATTGCAAACGCAAGAGAAAAGAGAAAATCGTTAAACTTGCTAATGGCTTTGTTATTGCCAAAAAACAATATAACAAATTAATAGAATCCTGGAATGCTCAAGGATTTATAGAGCAAGCACCTGCTATTGTAGATGAAAGAGAAACTATCATTGTGGGAATCGATCGCTATGTTATTTGTGAGAACGAGGTATTATCATTTGAGGAAACAAATTATAAATATCTACCGATTGTCTTTGTTGAAGGTAAATCAGTAACTCTGCGTCAAACTATGAATGGGGCATCTTACCAGATGACTATCCCTTACCCATATCATGCAAAAGGCATACAGCAATTGAAGAACTTTGCAGGCCAAACGGTAGCGGCCGAAATAGAAAACATGGTAATGCATAAGTTCATAGTCTCGGCTGAAGCAATTCCGGAGGACTATGTCGATGCCTATAAGAATGTTCAACAGGCAAGTACCCTGGTTTATAATGCCTTTTATCAAAAAGACCCTAAAATTCCATTAGAGCCGCCCCGTGAAATCCAGCGTACTATGACTCCCCCTATCGTAGAGTCCACATTCTTAGGAACCGACCAAGTAACCCAGACGATTTTAGGTAGTTATGATTCGATATTAGCAACTAATGAGAAGCAAATATCGGGAATAGCAATACAACAAGGTGCTTTACAGTCAAATGCGGCGGCGATCCCATATTTAATGGGATATATAAAAGCTCTAAACCGTGTGGGACAAATAATTGTTGATCTAATTCCAAAATATTATACTACCCCAAGAAATTTGCCTGTACAAAGTTCTGATGGTAAGAGAGATATGCAAGTTATCAACCATCCTGAACATCCTCAATCTATAAGCCTTAATTATAATCCCAATGATTTACAGGTTAAAATAGAAGCTGGTGCATCTGCCTCGGTGCAAAAGCAGGTTACAATTGATCAAATTGAAAGGATGATGGGTAGAAGTGAGAAATATGCCGATTTTATTAATTCAAAATGTTTAAAGATAATTGTTGGAAATCAAGAATTAAGACATCAGGAACAAATGGAACTAAAAGCCGAAGAATACATGCAAGAACAAGAGGAAATGAAGAAGCAGGCAATGGCTAATCCTCAGCCAGACCCAGCAATGATCCAGGCGCAGATACAGCAGCAGGAAGTTCAAGCGTACCACGATGTAGAAATGAAAAAATTACAAGCTCAGCAAATGAAGACCGAAGGTGATATGGCAATTGCAGCCGCCAAAATTGCAACTGCCAAAGAGGAATTAGAACTTAAATTTATGGAAATTATGGGTAAACTACAAGTCGAGTCGGTTAAGATAAATGTAGATAGAGAAAAAGCCGCATCAAATGAAGCTTCAAACGCGGTTGGTCATGCAATTAAGATCGCGGAGGCTCAGGCTAAGCATATAAATGCTACAGAAAAAGTTGGTAGTGCATCATGAGGGCGATTATAATTACCTAGATTAAAAATGTAGGTAAAATTACTATACTTTAAATATTACTGTGGAGGATTTGTTATGTCAAATGAAATTAAAAAATAAATTACTAAAAAGTTGAATAACGTGTAAATCTTCTTTATTATAGTTTAACCTACTTTAACCTAGCTAAAATAGAGGATAACTATGCAAAAGAATTTATTTATCACAAACCCAAGAACTCCTCCAGCAGACTCTAGAAACAATGCTGGTGGAGCTGCTTATACTCTTCCTCCCAAAGAAGCTCTAGTACAATATGTAATAACTGGCTTTCTTGGTTCAACTTGCTATGTTGATGCAGTTACCCAAGTTGATGAAATCATCCGCTTATGCGAACTGGTAGACTATGACTTTATTGCAAAGTTAGCCCTCTACGCTAGGCAAAAGGGTTATATGAAAGATACCGCAGCGCTTTTAGTGGCAATTCTTGCTGCAAAGAGGCATTCCTCTTTAGAAAAGATATTCCCCGTCGTAATAAACAATGGCAAGATGCTGCGTAATTTTATGAAGATAATTCGCAGTGGGAAGTTAGGGATAAAATCTTTTGGCACGAGAACAAAGCGTATTATTAAGAAATGGTTAAATGATGCTTCAGATGAGAGGCTTATTAAAGCCTATATAGGTAACGACCCTTCATTAGCTGATATTATTAAGATGGTTCATCCTAAAGCTATCACAGAGGCAAAAAACCAGCTCTTTAAATGGGTGATGGGAAAGCCTTTCACTCTTGATTCTTTACCCGAAGAAATCATTAAATTTGAAATCTTTAAACGTTCTGAAGATAATAGTAGTATGTGTTTTCCAGATGTTCCCTTCCAAATGCTTACATCTTTGCCGTTGGGCTTAGAACAATGGAAAGCAATTGCTCTAAATGGCGGCTGGCATATGGTACGTATGAACTTAAATACATTCCTACGTCATGGTGCTTTAGGTGATAAGGGGGTTGTAATGCATGTGGTTAAAACCCTTACCGATAAAGAAACCATTAAAAATTCAATGGTATATCCATATCAACTATTGACAACCTTTTTAAACATCGAAGGTGAAATGCCCACGCCAATTAAATTTGCTCTTCAGGATGCTATGGAAATTGCTACCGAAAATGTTCCAGCAATAGGGGGTAATGTAGTAATTGGGATTGACGTTAGCGGTTCTATGAGTTCTCTTGTTACAGGATATAGAGAAAGAGCTACTACAAAGGCTCGTTTTATAGATGTTGCTGCTCTTTTTGCGGCATGTATTTTACGTAAGAACCAATATGGGGTAATACTTCCTTTTGAAAATGGTATTGTTTCTATTAATCTAAATCCAAGAGATACAGTCATGACTAATGCAACAAACCTAGCAAGCATTGGCGGAGGAGGAACGAATATGTCTTCGGTTTTAATGAATATTATAGCTAATGATAGACCTGTAGATACTCTTATTATTATATCTGATTCAGAATCGTGGGTAGATTCTATATCACCGAGGTATATTAGATATTGCATTAGCGATCCTTGGGGCAGAGCTATTCCCCCTGAAGTTATAGGTCCTACTAGTTTAATGGACAAATGGAATAGAATTAAACATAAAAACCCAAACGCTAAACTCATCTGTATCAATATTGCGCCAACTGATAAATTACAAAGTGTTCAAGTTAACGATGTATATAATATTTGTGGCTTTTCTGACACAGTATTTGATTTAGTTGCAAATATTGCTAATGATGAAAGCCAGAAAATGGTTGACATAATAGAAAAAACTATTATATAATATTTAGTGGATAGAATGCATATTAGTACTACATCGCCCGCCAATTATGGGCGATATACTCTAATTCAGTATATAGTGTGTATTGGTAGATTTTGTCTATCCAATGTCTTGACTATTGTTACCTCTAGCTTCTAATGTTTTTAGAGAGAATGAAACCAGGATCACATCTGTTGATATATTATCTTGGTTGTTTTGTTTCTCTCTTCTTTTCTTGACTTCCTCTTTTTATTATTATAGATTCTCATTCTGAGAGAATGCTCATGAGGATTACAACACTGGATTTTGTCTCTCTATTTATGCGGCGAATTTAAAGGAAATCACAAATGGCAAAGCTAACGACCAAGCAAAGAAATAAATTACCTAAAAGCGAATTTGCATTACCAAAATCCAGAAAATATCCTTGCGAAAATAAATCACACGCAAGAAATGCTTTGGCAAGAGTCTCGCAGCAAGAAAATAAAGGAAACATATCTTCTTCGGAAGCTGCTAAAGTAAGAGCCAAAGCCAATAAAGTCTTAGGCAAATCAAAGAAAAAATGACGCTACGAGACGAACTTTTAAAAATGCTCGACCAAAGAATAGACAAAGCTAGAGAAATAGCCATTAATCTTTTAAATCTAGGCATTAATCCATCTATTGTAAGTGAAGCCACGGAGCTTTCTTTAGATGAGCTCGAAGAATTACCAAATTTTGAACATGAATATTTTGACTATAGATATGGAGGAAAGAGCAATGGTAAATAGTGAAGAATTTTGTTTGCTTCTAATCAGAAGAGAGCTTAAGAATTTTGCTGACTTAATAAAGTATGGTCCAATGGTTCCGATTGATGAAACTTTAGATTTCATAAATAGAATAGCTGATTTAATAGGTCAGAACTCAACAAGTCTTCCTTATGGTGCAACTGCTATGCATATTGCTAGTTTTGCTAGTCGCGCAAGTGTTGCTGCCACTCAATTATATGTAGGTTTTCATGAACATACATTGTCTGAAGTTGAAATAAGATCTCAGATGTTATCAAAATTTAGTGCCCTAGATTTAGAGGCATTGAATGTTATTCACCTCATAGAAAATTCATTCCATCCTATTCAATCAGTCCAGCCTGTCCCTATGGTTCCTCTTCTAAATCTTGCTTCGATTTCTGCTCCAATAGATGACTTTATAGAGCCCGAGCCTAAAGAACAGCATGTAGGACAAAAAAGGCATTCATATCTGTCCGAGGATGGAGGCCGTAAGAGATTGAAAGTTTGAATTAAAACTAACTCATAAACCGCATCTTAAAAAACAGACGGTAAGTTTATAAGAAATAAAAGGGAGTAAAATAATCTTTATTTTACCCTCCTTATTTATTTTTGTATAAATTTCAATGAGTTAGGATTAATAAAATCTACTTTTTTCCAATCAGGTAATATTTATTACTTTTCAGGTAATATTTATTACTTTTCAGGTAATATTTATTACTTTTCAGGTAATATTTATTACTTTTCAGGCTCATACATAGTTAAACGGATAACAAAATCAATTAAGTGATCTAATAAATTATTGTAACCATTCAGCATTTTATAGGTATTTTGTAAATTTACTATTCTCGGGGCTCTAAAGGGCATTAATATACTTACCTATAATATTTATTACCTGAAAGGTAAATGGGGATTTTATTTATTATAGATTATTAATGTGATCTCAAATCGCAAAAAAAATCATCCTTAATTGAGCAATGGCTCAAGATTTTGTATACCGTTTTGTATACCGTTTTGTATACCGTAATAAAGACACTGTACTGTTTTTAGGAGTATGGGAATATATAAATAACCCAGATTTTAATTCCCTCGAATTCGAGGAAATTAAAAACGAGGCTGAAAAAATCATCCTTACCGAAAAAATTGAGTTTATTAGTTTTGCGGTAACCGACAATTTACCACCCATTTTTACCATAATCTTTCAAAATTATCGTTATAGGTCAAATAGATCTTGACATATCTACCGTTCGTCTTAAACTTACACTAACTGAGTTGACTAATAGGCCAAAGTTGATTTAGGGAAAACCAGCTATCGGGTTAGAATAGTCGGAACTCGCCGCACGAGGATAGACCTATATTACACAAGGGATGTGTGTCATGGATGACTTGAAAGATTCAGGGATAGAAACGCCTATTGTTAGTAGTGAGCAAGCTTCCTCTCCTCCAGAGAAGATGCTACCTGCTAGCGAAGTAAACAACATTGTTAAATGGGAAAAGCACCGTGCGGCAGAAGCTGCCAGACGGGAAATGCAAGAGGCTCACGAGGCTGAATTGCAAAGAGTACGCTCTGAGATGGCTGTTCCTAAAGTTAAAGAAGAGCCAAGGACAGAGTTAGCGGCTTCTGGAATAAATAAGGAAGAGTTAAAGAAGGAGCTTTTTGAAGATCTTCTTGATAAAGCGAAGGCTTTCAAAGAAGAGGAGCAAGAAAGAGCTCAGAAAGCGAAATTAGATGAGCTTTCACAGCAGTATTATCTTAAGATGGGCCAAGGATCTGAGGCTGAAACTTTGCCATCGGACTACAAAGAAGTGATGGCAGATTTTAATCCTTGGACATATCCTTATGCTGCCTTATTAGCAGGACAGGTGGTAGATGGAAATCTACAACAAGTTATGTACGAGCTAGTAAGTAATCCCAGTAAACTAATTGAAATTAATGATTTAGCGCAGAAATCAGAATCGATGGCGACCAGACAGTTAAAGAAACTAGCTGCCTCGGTAACCAAGAATCTAACCGCTAAAGCTAGCAATGCTGAAGTTCCACCCCCTTTAAAATCACTCAAGCCATCAACGGTAGGTATGGATGCCGGCCGCCCGATGACTATAAAGGACTTTAAAAATGTGTCTTGGTTAAGAGGTTAGCCCGAATACCATACCTTGAAATTAATGGATTAATTTTAAGGAAAGAAAATGCCAGCACCAGCTCAAAATATATTACAACAAGTGCAAACTTATCAATTATCTTCACTTGGGTATTTACAAAATCTATGTTGCTTTATTTCAAATGCAAACACTAAATTTAAAGATTTTGAAAGACTAGTAGGCAATTTAGGGGACGCTGTCTCTTTTGATTTGCCGCCACGCTTAATTACTAACAATTCTTTAGTTGTTAGTGCACAACCAGCAATACAAAGGACTCAATCTCTTATTTGCAGTAATCCAAAATCTACTTTCCTTTCTTTCAGCTCTGCACAATTTGTCTACCAAGTAGAAGAGTATATGCATCGCTGGGGAAAGAGCGCAGTATATGAAATTGGAACTCAAGTTGAATCAGATGTAGCTCAAGTATGTCTACAAAACACCTTCCGTTTCTTTGGAGATGGAACAACTCCTATAACTTCCTATACTCAATTAGCTCAAGCATTAGCCATGTTTCGTAACTTTGGCTCTGCCACTGGCCGCGCTAAAGGGTTTATCTCTGATATAGCAGAGCCGCAAATCATTGGAACTGGGCTAAATCAGTTCGCTTTAGATAGGAACAATAAAGATGCCAATTCTTGGGAATTAGGCTCTTTTAGCAATTGTGATTGGTTCAAATCAAACTTGCTGCCAATTCACTATGCAGGAACTGAAGGCACCAAGGGCTCAACTCTAACCGTTGTAGCTACTAATGCTACTGGCTCTTTGACTTGGTACAATAGTAATGGGACCTCTTCTACTATCCCAAAAACCTCTGATGGCTCTGTTACTGCTATTCAATTTAATGGCTGCAATAGTGCATCTGATAACAACAGTATTGCTCAATACGACAGATTACAGTTTAAAGACGGCGTAAGCGGATATACCGATTTGAGATATTTAACCTTTATCGGTCATAAGGTTTCAAATAGCCCAGTACAATTCTCAGCAGCTCAAGGCTCTGCTTCTAATGGAAGCAACGTAGTGGTACTAGTTGGTCCTCAATCGAATGCCTTTTCATTGCAGGCTAATTCTTGTAGTTACCAGAATTTGAATACCCCGATTGTGGCAGGTATGCAATGCTCGGTAATGCCAAGCCATAAGAGTGGTTTGATTTATGCAGGAGACCCTCTGTTCTTAGCTATGCCTAAGTTACCAGACCAGCCTCCTTACTATACCGGTAATGAAATAGATCCAGATACAGGTGTATCAATACGGATGTATTTCGGAACCATGTTCGGCGCAGATATGATGGGTATTGTGCATGATTGTATCTATGGTTATACATTGGTCCCGGAAATGAGCATGGCACTGGTGCTGCCGTTGACTCAGTAATGCTATAGGCGCCTATAGATTGAAACTGAAACAAACTTAACTTAAGGAAAAAACCATGACTAATCCAACTTATCCAATAACCAACCTTGGCTACCTAGATATTCAAGGGGGACGGTTAACTTATGCAACCTCTACCACATTTACTGTGGCATCAGGGCAATTTCGTGACTCAACCAATATCAACGATATAGTGCTGTCTTCAGCGGTTACCGTTACTGTTCCAAGCACAAGCGCTGTAACAACCACAGGACTTAATGGCCTTGATACTGGAACTCTAGGAACAGCAGGAACTGCTACCAATACTATCTATTATGTATATGTCGTCGCTAGTTCAACCAATGGCAGTACAACTTCAGCAGCTTCAGCTGGAGGTTTGGCTACTAGTTATACTATGACCGACCCAGCTAGTGGAGAAACTTCTACTATCTCAATTGGTAATTCATATTTGCCGGCAGGGGCGATGATTTCTAAATCTTCAACTGGCCCATTATTACCAGCTGGTTATGATATGTATCGCAGGATAGGGTTTGTTAGAATTAATGGAAGTTCTGCTACCCCGAGCGTAATAACTATTGAGCCATTTATTCAAACTGGCTATGGCAAAAATCGTACCATGAGATATCAAACGCCTGTTGCTGTTGGGGCTGGCGGTCCTGGGGCAACTGGTAGCTCACAAACATATGTAACTATTGGAGCCTTACTTGGAATAGTTCCACAACTTTCTGTTGATGTATTGGTAAACTGTGCTTTATCTGCAGGAACCCCAGGCAATTGTCTGCTCTTAACTGCTGCCAATGGTACAAGCAGTGCTCCTGCAACAACTCTTTCTTACTCTAAGATGTCATCTCTTGTCGGGGCATCGGCAAGTCTTTTTCAAGTAGCGCAATTGGTTTGTCCATGTGCATTGAATAACGCTGCTACTCCAGTAATGGAAATAGATTATTGTACTCAAGCTTATGGAGGGGCTGCAACAAGCAATGATAATGTTGCATTCACTATTGCTGGATATATAGACATTCTATAAGGCCATAACGCTAGAGGGGTTAATGCCCCTCTGGTAATATAAGGAGGGCAAGGATGCCCATAATTTACAGTGCAGCTCAACTTATCAATGAGGCTTTTTATACAAGTGAGATCGTAAGTCGTGGCTTTCAAAACGTGGCAGCCGAGCAGGCAGAGACAGGATTAATTAAGTTAAACGAGATCATTACAGAGTCAGCTATCATGGATGATATGCTGCCGTACTATACCACGCAATATAACTTCTATGGTATTCCAGGCCAGCAGCAATACTTTATTCCAAATTTAGTAAAGCTTGAAACTTTAGTATTCTATATCAATGGTGTAATTCGCTATTTCATGGAGAAAGTCTCCCAAGACTACCAATTTGGGGCGGCTCGCGTAGAGAATATTAATTCATTGCCATATACTTATCATTACGAGAGGGCTTATCAATTAATAACACCTACACCTGAGCCTATCACAAACATGGTATCGCAAGCTAATATTGGTACCAGTGTTGTAGTAAATAACTCTACAATTATTATTACAGACGGAAACATTACCCCTCTTTCATCTGTTACAGCGACGATGTTAAGCAGTTCTAATGGTGTATTTGTAACGAGTGCGTCAGCAGGAAGCGGGACTTTAACCGTTGTTTGTAATGGAATACCTGGGGCGGTTTGGTCTTTATCATATTCTTCTACTACGCCTGTTTCGACTATTGTTAACCAAACCAGTGCTAACGTTAATACAAATGTTGCTACCCTTACTATTGTTGATCCAACTGTCGAGACAACCTCGACTGTTACAGCGACTATGGTAAGCAGTACTAATAATGTATCTGTAACTAGCGTGACAAAAGGTTTTAATACCTTAACTGTTGATCTTACCGCGGCTCCTGGCGCCTTATGGACTCTATCCTATACAGTAATTACTCCTAGATGGACTCCAGGAAGCAATATCTTTGTTTATTTCTTCCCCGACCAGGCATACCAATTTATGGCGACGGGATTATTTCAATTACCTCCCTTAACCTCTATCTATGATGATTTGGGAACTATGTTTGATAGTTACTACATTACCTATTTGCAGTATCGCTTGGCAGAAAGATTATGCATTGCTTATAGCTTTAATTTTCCACCTCAAGCCCAGAAGTTGTTAAGTGAATATCAGATGGCAGTGAGTAAGCGCTCTGCGCCAATGGATTTGACCTTGAGAAAATTGACCACATTGGGCAATAGCCAGTCAATTAATTATGCGATGGCGAATTTCCATTCGGGATGGATTTGATAAATGAGAACTACTCCTGACTCTCAGCAGGTGCCGATAACGATTTCAGGTGGGTCAACTTTTGGCCGTTACCAGAAAATAAGTAGCGCTCAGACATACAATATGTTTCTAACAGATGGCTGGCTTTGTAACACTGCGGGCTACTGTAAGGTGGCTGGATTTTTCGCAGAAACTATAGAAAGCGAAGGGCGTTTAATTTACCATTCTGTTTTAGGTAATTTTATTCTTGTCGTTGTTAATGCTGATGTTTATATTTTAAATGAAGTCTTTCACCCTACTTGGATTGGCCAAACAACAACCTCAACTGGGGCTGTTTTTGCAGCGGAAAATTTAAATAAGCAAATTTGTATTGTCGACGGAGTAAATGCTTATATTTACAATTATTCTCTAGGCGCAAATTGGACCACTCAGAGTTTACCTTTTGCCCCTACCTATGTGCAATACCAAAATTCTTATTTTCTATTTGGAACCAATACTTCAATTTGGTATGTATATCAATATGATGTCAATAATGCCTTTTTGATAGTTCAAACAACTCCAGGGGGTCAATTTACCATTCAAACAAAGCCTGATACTGCTCTTGCTGTGATAAGGCTTCCTGAGCAAGCCTCTAATGTTCTAGTGATGGGCAGTACAGTATCTGAGATTTGGACTCAAATTGGAGGCATTCAAAATTATAGGCGCAACAATAGTATAAACGTCGATTATGGAGTAGTTTCAGTATCAACCATTGCATCTTCAGATGAATTTGTGGCATGGCTTGCTCAAAATGAGTCTAACCTTCCGGTAATTATGGTAGCCAATAGAAAGGGCGAATTTCAACGGATATCTACCGATGGAATCGATTACCTATTATCTACTGTGGCTTATCCGAAAGAAAGTGCTGGGATGATTTATCGCCAAGACGGGCATTTGTTTTACCAGTTAACATTTTATAACTATATAGACAATCTTACATTGCTTTATGATTTTACTACGCAAATGTTCTTTAATTTAAGCGATTGCAATTTAAATTACCATCCAGCTTGTGGCTATGCATATTTTAATGGAGAACTATATTTTGCATCATTAAATAATTCAAATATATATCAATCTTCAACGGCTTATACTACTTACAATGAGAACCTATTAAATTATGGTTATCAAGATCTTAATTTAAATTTTGTAATTCCGCGTATTAGAATTTGTGACACTATAAGTTTACCTAATAGTGCTCAGTTTAGAACCAATAGTGTTTCCTTTACTTTAGAACAAGGAACAGATCCAAATTATACTATGGCTCAACTTGAAGCAAATACCCCTACTTATATAATCACAGAGCAAGCTTCATTCCCCTCAAATGCTATGATTTGTCTTGAGGGAACCAATATCCCAATAGCATTAGAAGTTTCTGAGCTTGGGGTTGCTCCAATGTTTAGAGATTTCACAGGGGTTGCGAGTTATCAGCCAAAGATTGGATTAACCGTTTCAAGAGATGGGGGGATCACTTGGAGTAATGAGGTATATAGGGTTCTTAATACTGAGGGCGATCGCCAGAATATTTTAAACTGGGAGGGATTGGGCTCGGCGAATTATTTAACCTTAAAATTTAGATTCTATGGCATGTCAAAATTCGTGTGTTCTGGTGGTTATGCAGAGCTGCATTAAGGAGAAAAAATATGTCTGATTTACCGACCTTTTTAACAGGAGACTCTGCAAATATTTTAAATTACGAAATCGAATTAAACGAGACCCTACGCCAATGGTTCTCAAGCGCAGGATTTGTTATGCCAACATTAACGACCGCTCAAGTGACTCAATTATTGGGCTCTTCCACCCCTCCAATAGCAGGCACTTTCTGGTATAATAGTACGTTGAATAAAATGCAATTTGTCGGGGCTGGAAATACTACCCAGGTAGTAACGAGTGTATAACACAAGGAGAATAACCTATGATTTGGTCAACTTTACTTCCTCTTTTGACGAGTGTCGGTTCGCACTTATTTTCAAGAGTAGGTGGCGGAGCAAGCTCTCCGCAAGAGGCAGCAGAGCCTTATATTAATCGAAGTTCACAAGAAATGATTGGTCTACTAAGACCCTACCTAGAAAGAATGGAAAGAGAACACCTAGAAGATAGACCAAGAGCCTTTAGCGAACATGCGGAAGATAGGCAAAGGATAGCTAGTGATAGGATGTCTCAGTATGAAGCATATAGAAGAATGCTAGGCATGTATGAAAATATGCCTCAGGCTCCTGAGTCAAGATATCAACCTATATATAATCAAATGGCAGAAAATCCTGGCCAACATATGCAAGGTTTAATGCAAGGCTATGAGCCTTCAAAGCAATACCAAACTAAATCGAAAGAGATGTTAGGGGCTATGAGAAATTCAGCCGCTGCTGGAGGAATGTTAGGAACTCCCTATTCTCAAAGACAACAAGCTGATGTTGTTAGAGATCTATTAAACTCTGACATGGGAGAATATTTGGAGCATATGTCAAACACTCAAGGTAGAGGAATGGCTGGGGAAGAAGAAAGAGTGGGAAGATTAGGCCAAGATATGTACAGGAGACGCGGAGGAATAGAAAGAGCGCTCACCGGAATGGCTGGAAATCCGCAGGCTACCCCTCCTTGGGGAGTAAGTGCTGGCGGAGAATCCTTAGCGCCTGGATTGGCTCAATCATTAGGAACTAATTTTAACCAAATTGGAAGTTTAGCTTTTCAAGGGCAGCGCGAAAGAAATCTAAATAGAAGTTATGATAGAGCAAACAGGGCGTCATTATTTCAATCATTGATGCCAAACTTATTTGGTACTGGCGCAGGTGGGAACCTTGGAGGTCTGTTTGGTAGTATATTTGGAGGGTAAGAACTATGGTTGGATGGGTTGATTACAGCAAAATAGAACCAAAGATTGGGGCCTCAGGTCAAAAGCCTGATTTATTTTCATTGATGTGGCAAGGACGCCAAGGGGCTCAAGCCGATAAACAGCAAGAATTGGCTAATATTATTAAAGAAGCAGAGGCTAAGTATGCCGAGCCTCATCAGAAAGCCAAGGCCCAGCTGGAGCAATGGAAGGCATCTCTTTACCCAGAAGAAAGTAAGGCAAAAACAGCTTTACAGGGCGCTCAAGCGTCACATTTTGGGAATTTAGATAAGTATATGGGGCCAAAGTTTGAATTAGATAAAATGTATAAACAAATGCATATGCGTCAAATGCAAGAAGAAATGGAGAACCCATTTTCTAGGTTTAAAGGCCATAGTAACGAATTAAAAAGAGTGATGGATCGTAATTTTCTTGTTGATAAATATGGGGAAGGTTCTTCGGAAGTTAATTCCTTTGACATGTTATCAAGCGGAAAAGGAAGAGATCCACAAACAGTAAAGTTGGAAAGAGCCTATGAAAACGCTTTGAAAGAATATAAATCCAATCCCACTCCAGCAAATAAAAAGAAAGTTAATGATTTTCAAAAAATGTTAGAAAAAAGCATAAACAGTCCAACTGCAACTACGCAACTTTACAATATTGATAAAGCATTATCACTAGGGGAAGAACTTGATTTGGATGCAGCTACTCAATACGCAGGACCATGGGGAACTATAAAAAAATGGGCAGATACCTTAACTCCGGGAACTTCAAAGAACCGCGAAAACTATGAAACCCAAAAAAGGCTGTTAGAGATAATGGCAAATGAGTACGCTTTAGGTCTAAAAATTCCAGCAGATAAGGAGTCAAGAAAACATCACCATGAGTTATTTAACCCTTCTGGTCGTGGGATGTCCCAAAAAGCAACTAAAGAAGTATTAAAAAATACTATTAACTCTTTAATTCAACAAGCGAAAAAAACACGAAAGAATCTATCACTTCCGGTTTATGAGGAAGAAGAAACCCCTGAAGATTGGTCTCAATATAAGGCAAACAAATAAATGAGCGACACAGTTAGAATAACGCACGAAGGCGAAGTATATAATATCCCCAAAGAATTAGAAGAAAAATTCATGACTTCACATAATGGTGCGGTTGTGGAAACCACAAAACAACGTCATCCATCAAAAGAAAACCATTTAAAATCAGCGGCAATTGGCTTTGAAAGAGCAATGGCAAGCCCGGGGGCAGGGTTAATGCAATTAATAGGCCAGCCTGAATCAGCTAAATTCATTCACGACTATTGGGAAGATGCTTATAGAAAATCGAAAGAAGCCAATCCTTTAACCGCTATGGCAGGATACGGGGCTGGAGTTTTAACGCCATCTGTTGCAATTCCATTTGGAGGACCTGCTTCATTTCTAGGTCGTAGCGCTTTAGGAGCTGGAATAGGGGGTGGAATGGGATTTATTGATTACGCTCCTGAAGGAGAGTCAAGGTTAGCTAATACTTTAATGGGAGCAGGAGAAGGCGGGGCAAGTGCAAATATAATTCCAGGAGCTATGGGGCTATGGAAGGGAGCCTCTGCTATTCCAGGTAAAATTGCTAAAGTATCAAATTTTACGAAAGATTTAGCTAAAAGAAAATATGAAAAATATTTTGGGGAATATGTTCATCCGCCAGAAGAATTAGCAAAATACGAAAAAATGACAAAAGAATATCTGGGCTCTCATGGAGAAAAGCCAGCAAAACAATTGGCAGACGAAATTGCCCATGAAGATTTAAAAGCTTTAAAAACAGAGGGAAATAGGCGTTATAATGAACTATTTAATAATGCCGAAAAAGCCGGTATTACAAAGGCAGAATTAAACGAAAAGGATTTGCTTTCTGATGTGCGTGAACTTTTCATAGGTAAGGTCGCATCTGAAAAACAATTGCGTCGTATCCCCGAGGCAATTCAAACTAAAAATCTAAGAACTATTCAACAAGCAAAGTCAGATTTAGATAAATTTATACACAAAACAACAAAAATAGATAACAAACAAGGTCTTTTAGCGGCCGAAACAGATTCATTAGAAGCAGCTAAAAGATTAAGAGCTAAATTAGAAGATTCTTTAAAAAACGCCTTAAGAAAAGCAGGCGGAGAAAAAGAAGTAAAAGCTTTTGAAGATGCTAATAAACATTGGGTAAAGGTGCTAGAAAACAAACAAAATCCAGAATTAACTAAATATAGAAGAGGACGTACTGAGCCAGAAGATTTGTTAAAAAGTTTAAATAAAAAATATAGAGCTCCTTTTAGAGAATTTTTCCCAGAACGCCGCGAAGAAATTCGTAAATATATAGAATTTCCAAAACAAAGAGCTAAATTAGAAGAAGGGTTGAGCAAATTAAAAACTGAACATGAAGTAGCAAGAGAAAAATATTACGAAAAAAGAGACGCAAACAGATGGAAAGCCGCAACAAAAGCAGGTGGCTATTTAGGAGGTTACGAGCTGATTAAGTTCCTTGGTAAGGACTAGATAAATCATTTAAGACATAAAACAATAAAAATTATAATTAAAAGTATTTGTATTTGAAACATAATAACTACAACATATCATGGTTATAAAACCCATGTCAACTTACCTAGAAAATAAAGTAACTAAAGTTGCTGCTATAATTGAAAAAGTAGAGGTTAACATTGTATATAATAATGTTTGAATAGATTTACGAAGCTCTGATAATTCAGTTTTCACGCTAAGGTTGTTCTCTTTCATTTCCTGTCTTAATTCCCTAACAGTTGAAGCAAATTCTTCCCTAGAAATAAAATTATTTATATCCATGTTTTGTAGCCTTTTATTTTTTTATATATTATAATATTAATTAACTTTTAAAGCAATAAACAAAAGGATTTGTTATGCCTTTAAACCCGCTATATATATGCGACAACTCCATTCAGGATTACTTTGTAGATAAAGCCGGAAACCCCCTTAGCGGTGGCCAAATTTGGTCCTTTCAGTCAGATGGAATAACCCCTAAACCCTTATACCAGCTAACTGGCCAGGCCCCTAATTATTCATATGTAACTTTATCTAATCCGGTGACATTATCATCCTCTGGAACTCCGCAAGACTCTTCAGGCAACAATATTAGTCTATATTACTATCCATATGATCAAAGCGGTAATATTCAGTTATATACCATCGTAGTGAAGGATGCATTAGGGAATCCTATATTAACCAGGCAGGCAATGCCTAATGGAGTATTACCCCAAACCACTCCATCAACTTCAACTCCTACTGCGAGTTATCTAGTTGGGTGGGATTTTGCATTAAATCCATCTCAATTTGCCAATACCGTTGGCCCTATAGCTATTTCTCCTTCTAAGAGTTTTTATGCTTGGGATCAAACCATTGTCTTTCAATCCGTCGATTCTGGTGTGATTGCTTCCAGAGGCCCCAATGGAGAACTTACATTAACTGCCGCGGTTGCTGGAGTACAAGTTGCAATTATTCAATATCTAACAGGATATTTAACAGATCATGAAGTTTCGGAAATGTTAAACGGACCATTATCTGTAGCCATCCAATCAAAAGCCACAACAAATCAATTAAACGGGATCACCGGCACAGTATCATTATGGTATGGCACTGGCTCTATTGCAGGACAATTAACAATTCCAACGGGCTCAACCGTTGCGTCCGGTAGAACATTGGTAGGAACTCTTGACCCTAATGGGCACCCAGTTACTGCTAATATTAATCAACCAGCAGGTGGGGCATGGGTAGAAATTCCAAATGTAAATGGAACAGGACAATTTGTAGTTATTCCCTCATCTACCACAGGATTTAATTATAAGGACTTTAGCGGATGGACATTAAGTGGAGCCCCGGCTACTCAACAAGCGGTTTATTTTGCAATAGTAGTTGGCTTTGGAGCCATGAATTTAAATGATGTAATATCAATTGCAACGGTTTCATGTGTTCCAGGCAGTATCCCTACCATCCCTTCGCCAAAAGCACAAGAAGAGGTTGTAACACAATGCCAGGCTTTTTATGAGAAATCTTATGCGATCGGGTTTTATCCAATATACTCAACCACCACAACCAACGGTCAAGAAACGTATCTTTCTCCTTCAGTTGTAAACCCTAGAGTTGTTAACAATTCTACTCCTGGCGTAACTATCGAAGGAGCAACCTATACCGTTTCAGACGCGAGTATTACACTATCTTCTACCATTCTTGTTGCTTTGAGTACTAATTCCGCCGGTGGTTCTCCAGTATATATACTAGGATATGTTCCTTTAGCTGGCGGCCTTCAAGTAACATTTACCGCAACCCTTACACAACCATGGTCATTTTTCTATATTGTAACAGGCTCATCAACAAGAACGAGTACCGTTAATCAAGCGTCTACTAATGCACACATAGTTCTCGGCCCTCCTGTGGTTGTTACTATATCTGATGCAAGTATTTCAGCTTCTTCTAATGTTACGTCCGCGGTAGCTTCTTCTTCTAACCCAGTTACTGTGATTAGCACAACGCCTATAGCGAATAATGTGGTTATTGTACTTAGCGGAAACCCTGGAGCAGCCTGGACAATAAACTACACAGTGATTTTATCGCCTTTAGCATCTGGAACTATCCACTATAAAACACCAAAAGCTTTTGACTCCCCAAATGGAATGATTTTTAGCCCTATAATTGCTTATCCTAACGTCGGATGGAACCAGCCGTATTCTATTGCACCAGATTTATCAATAAGTGGTACAACAGGATATTGTATTAATACTGTTGCTTCGTGGTATGGAACCTCAGGCTATTTTAGCTGCAATATTCCTACCAATGCCGCCGCTGGGAATATCATAGCTTTACAATGGGTCGTTGATTCAAGGATTGGAGTTGTACTTTAAGGAGAATTTTATTTATGACAACTAATTTTAGATATGATAGTAGTAAAAATTTCTACAATGATTTTGGACAAGCATTTAGCGATACAATTTATAGCACAACCCTTGCCGCGAGCACTCCGGCCGTTTTCACTGTTCCTAGCACTGTTGGACTAGGCCAAGCTTCTTCAACAGGAGTGAACAAAAAGTTCTTGGCGCTATTTTCATATACCTCTGGATATGATGTTTTTGTAACAACCAAAGGTACAGCAGCTGTGCCTGCTGGAAATACCTTTGCAAGCACATACTCAGAATTAAATCCAAAGGCTAAAGTTGTAAATTCGGGGGACATTATAAGCTGTATAAGCACTGGAACACCGAGCTGTACTGTAACGCTTTATAATATTTGGGATTGAGGATAAATAATCATGAGTCAAGCCTATTTTAGCAATTTTATAGCAGGTGGTAATATTACCCCAACAGACCAAGTTGTAGGGGTACGAAACGGAATTAATACAATATTTAATACCGCTTCTCTTCCAACATTTCCTATCTCAATGGTGCAAGGTGGTACAGGCGCAAGTCTAGTCCCATCTATAAATTGCTTAGTATATTCCACCGCGGCTGCTCTTGCTCTTTTGCCAACGGTTGACTCTGGCGTGCTCGTTACTTCAAATACAGGAGTTCCAAGTATCAGCCAAACTCCATTTCTTAACAATGCAAGCGTAAATACTTTAAAATTTCTTAATGATGATGGCATTTTAGATGCAAATGGGCTTCCAATATTAAGCTTATGTAATACAGTAGTAAATCCTGTTAATTTCCTTTATGTATGCAATAACGTTGCGGGCGACCCTCCTGGTATTTCATCGGATGGCCAAGATGCAAGTGTCGGGATAACATTTATACCAAAAGCAAATGGTATAGTCGGCGTATATAATAGCACAAGCGCCCTAAAAATTCCCTGCGGAACTACCGCTCAAAGACCTTCTACTGCCGTAAATGGATATACAAGAATTAATGCTGACACCGGTTTGTTTGAATATGTCAATGCTCTAACAGGGAATTGGTCTTCGGGTCAAAGATGGAATACTTATTCTAGCGCAACTACCTTAGCTACTGGAAATGGATATATTGCAAATAATAATGTTTCTGCGGTAGTTTTTACTCTTCCTGCCACTAGCTCAATTGGTGATACTTATCAAATAGTTTCAAATACCCAGGTTGGCTGGCAAATAAATCAAAATAATACACAAACAATTCAATTAGGAGACCAGGCAACAACCACTGGAAGCGGTGGCTATATTACACCACTATATCCAGTTAACTCGGAAGCTAAGGCATTAGGATTCTGGATTGAAATAATCTGTAGCGTTGCAAATACTGAATTTCTTGCTTGTATGAAACAAGGGAATGTTACCCTTTATTAAAGGAATATATGCCAGGTTCAACTAATTCTATCAATAATTCTGCGGCAAACCTATCTCTTTTATCAAATACCGGCATTTTAGACTCTAATGGTAATTCATTATTAAGCCTTTCTCCTACGGCCAATGCTGTTAATTATTTAGTAATAGCTAATAGTGCAGAAGGTAACGGTCCATCTATATCGGCCGCTACCACTGGCTCAGACACATCAATTGATATTCATTTAGCTCTTACCTACACAGGAATTGTTTATATAGATGGAGGGGGATTGGTTCTTTCTCAAAGCTCTGCCTATTTGACAATGACTGATTATCCTACCATTACCGCTGACACTATTGCTAATCGTCTTGTGCAACAACAAACTAGTTTTGCAACGGCCATAACATGTAATCAAAGCTTGGGAGTCATCCAAATTTATTCAAATAATTATAGCGCTAATACAATGTATACAATCACATTGAATAATACTTATATTGTTGCAAATAGCGTTGTATTAGTGTCGTTACAGGACTGTTCGCTTGGTACTCCTTTTTTAATTGATATCCAAAATACTAGTGTTGGTAGTTGTGTTATCTCTATTTTTTGGATTGGCGGTTCGTCTGGCTCGTCAGGAGCTTGTACTTTAAATATTTCATTCGGGGTGTTTTAATGACAGCAACAAACAATGCTACTAACAACTCTTTTGAATATTTACAACTTCTAACCAATACTGGATTTTTAGACCCTAATGGAAATACTATATTAGGAGTTTATGCTACAACAAGCGCTATTCAATATGCAATGATAGCAAATGCCCCAGCTGGAAATGGCCCTGTCGTAATTCCTGTTACTACTAATTCAGACCCAAGCATTCATATTCATTTTTCGCCAAAAAATACCGGAACCAATAACGGACTTGTTTATATGGATGGTGGAGGGGTGGCTCTTGCTCCCTTTCCATACTTTAGCTATTTAGCAATGCCTCATTATCCAGTCATTACCGCTGACACTATTGCTAATCGTCTTGTTGCCCAAACTGGCAGTATTTCAACAGCGGTAACCCTTAACAGTAATTTTGGAGTGATAGAAACTTATACTAATAATTTTAATATAAACACAGTTTACTATTTTACCTTGAATAATACTTATATTAATACAAATAGCGTTGTATTGCTATCATTACAGAGCAGTACAAAGTATCCGACAAACTATCCTTTTGTAATTAATGCTCAATATGTTGCGGCGGGAAGTTGCACTATAATGATTTATTGGGTTGGCGCCGCAGGTTCAACAGGAAATTGTAATTTATATATTTCATTTGGGATCTTTTAATGACATCAATAACAAATTCTATTGATAATTGCACAGCAAGCCTACAATTTCTAAGTAATGTTGGGGTTTTAGACTCTAATGGAAATCCTATATTAGGAGTTTCTCCTACAACTAATGCTGTTAATTACTTGGTATTAGCTAATGGCGCTCGTTTTAATGGTCCTACTTTTTATACGACTTCAGGTGGAACGACTATAACACAAGCTAATATTGGAATAAACGTAGTAACAAATCGTCGCTTGTTTACTCTTTATATTACCGACTATAGCATTACCTCAGCTAGCCTTGTTACGGCCGTTATGACATATAGTATAGGAGGACCAGGAGTTGTTGTTGTTAGCACAACTTGTACTACTAATTTAATAACTGTTGTGTGTAATAAAGATTATTATGGCACATGGACTCTTGTATATTATGATGCAGCAGTTGATTTACATATAACCCCTAAAGGAACTGGCAAAGTCTATATAGATGGAGGGGGATTAAATCTTTCTCAAAGTTTTGCTTATTTAACAATGCCTCATTATCCAGTCATTACTGCCGCATCAAATAATAGACAGGTTCAACAACAAACCAGCATTGGAACAGCTGTAACAACTACGTTTAAGTTTGGTGTTATAGAAACTGCCACCGCTAGTTTTACTGCATATCAAACATATACCTTCACATTAAATAATACATTTATTAATGCAAATAGTATTGTATTAGTATCATGCCAAGGAAACGCGCAATCACAG